TTTGAAAATGAATGGATTAACGGGAAACGTGAAATATGGGAAAGTGTTATTAAAGCAAAGCTTGGTGTTCTTGAGAACCGAGTGTTTGCTAGAAAGACCGTAGTTAAGGAAATATCAAAAAAAGAAGCGGCTGAGTTTTGTCGAGCAAATCATCTTCAAGGCTCTGCTGGTTGTTCAGTAGCCTATGGATTGTACTATAACAATTTGCTTGTTTCATGTATGACTTTTGGTAAGGCAAGATTCTCAAAAGACGAAATAGAGTTGATACGGTTTTGCTCTTTGTTGAACACTTCGGTGGTTGGCGGGTTTAGTAAGTTACTTTCTCACTCTGGCATTAAAGAAGTTATTTCTTTTGCTAACAGACGATGGTCTTCTGCTANAACGTATAAAAACAATGGGTTTGAGACTGTTTCTATTTCAGCTCCTAACTATTTCTATGTAAATAAAGCGTCTGAGTTAGAGTCAAGATTAAAGTATCAGAAACACAAGTTATCATCTGTTCTAAAATCATTCAACACGAACATGTCCGAAAGAGAAAACATGCTAAACAATGGCTTTAGAATCATATTCGACTGCGGTAACATCAAAATGGTATACACATGTTAAAAGAGTTTATACAAAATAACTTATTAAGCAACAACAAACTTATTGCTTCACGTCTTTCTGACGAATGGTTTATAAAACATCATGACATTTCAATCAAGCAAGAAATATATTCACTTACTCGTTTCTTTAATGAAAACAATTATGAGGCTTCTGATAGTCTCAGGTGTCGATGTATTCTAAACAACATTCAATGTATTCCAAAATGTATATGTGGTAGTTTTGTTTCTAACAAATCAGGAAAGTTTACAGCAACTTGCGGAAATAAAGAATGCGCTTCTAAACAATCATACATAACAAACATTAAGAACAATAACGGTAAACATAATCTGTTTGTTAGTAATACGCGAAACAAAGCGTTAAAAAATGCCCAAAGTATTGAATCAAAAATTAAACGTTCTAAAACCATAAGTGAAAAGTGGGATGGAAACTATTGCAATAGAAGTAAGATGAAGGAAACGTTTAGTAAACGTAATAATGAAGATAAACTTTTATCAAATCAAAAGAGAGAATCTTATTGTCTTAATGTCTATGGTGTAAAACATACGTCTGAGCTTGAAAGTGTTAAGAATAAAAATGCTGAAACATCAAAAGAGAGATACGGTTCTACTCACTGGTCTTCTTCTGACGTTGCTAAGAAACATTTCAAAAAGCGTTCTGTTATGGAAGGAAGAGGTTTCTACTGGTCTAAGAAAGAGTTTGTTGATGAAATAAACAAAGATAACGGAAACATCATAAAAGCAGCTCAACGTCTAGGAATTGATAACTCAATCTTGTATTCTTTAGCGCACAGGCACGGTGTTCATTCAGAGTTTATACAGTGCGGAAGATCGACAGGTGAAAAAGATTTAGAAAACTTCATTCGCTCAATTTATAAAGGAACGATTATCATAGGAAACAGAAGCGTTTTAGAAGGCAAAGAACTTGACATTTATCTTCCCGAACTTAATATAGCTTTTGAATATAACGGAACTTATTTTCACAGCGAGATTTTCAAAGACAAAAATTACCATCAAGAAAAGACTTCTCAATGTAAAGAAGTAAACATAAGCTTATATCATGTTTGGGAACATGATTGGATTAAAAAGTGTGATATTTGGAAGTCAAGAATTGCCTCTATTATTGGAGTTTGTTCAACAAGATTGTTCGCACGTAAGTGTTCTATAGAACATGTTAGTTCTAGTGACAAATCAGTCTTTATGAAAAATAATCATCTTCAAGGTAATTGCCCATCACAGATAAACTTAGGGTTATACTATAATAACACATTAGTTTCATGTATGACTTTTAGTAAAAATAAATTGGGATGGATTCTTAACAGGTTTGCTACTGTTAAATATTCAACAGTAGTAGGTGGGTTTCAAAAGTTGTTGAAACATTTTGTAACAAATAACAGCGGAGATATAACATCATACGCTGATATGACTTATTCTAACGGAGGTGTTTATGCTAAAGCAGGGTTTGTTGAGATAAGAAAAAGCAATGCTCAATATTGGTACACTAAAAACTTCATTGATGTGTTTAACCGTCAAAGCTTCATGAAAAATAAGATGAAAAGTATAAAAGGGTTTGTATTTGATTCTTCTTTGTCTGAATCACAGAACATGAAAAATAACAACTTTGTGAAAATATATGGATCTGGAGTCATTACATATACACTTTTTCAAAATAATAAATAAAATAAACATTTTTGTAAAAAGGAGTAAATATGTCTATTGACAGTTTTAAGTCTGAAATTGCTAACCTAGCAAGACCGACGCTTTTTGAAGTTGAATCACCAGATCTAGGACGCGAAATGTCCTTTCTGTGTAAAGCAGCTTCATTGCCAGCTTCCACAGTAGGTTTAATTGAAGTGCCATATCTTGGTCGTAAGATTAAAGTTGCTGGTGATCGTACCTTTGAAGATTGGGAGATTACAGTTCAACAAGATGAATCATTTGGTATTCGTAAGAAGCTTGAAGATTGGTCTAACCTGATCAACGACCATGTTTTGAATGTGGGTCCAACTGCTATCGAAACATACAAGAAAGATATGAAAGTTCGGCAGCTTGGTATTGACGGTGCTGTTCTTGCAGAATATAACTTCGTTGGCTGCTGGCCTCAGAATGTGGCGGCNGCTGATTTGTCTTTTGAATCTAATGATACTGTACTAGAATTTGGTTGCACACTAAGTTATGACTACTGGACTCGCATTGTTTAATAGTTAATTTAAGCATTCATTAAAAGGAGCCTTAAGGCTCCTTTTTTTGTTTATAAATAATTTTATGAATCTATTCGGCTTTTCACTCAAAAAAATTGACAGCAGTCAAAAAACAAAGAATGAATCAATCCCGCCTTCATTTGTTGCTCCTACTGAAATTGATGGAGCAACCGCTTCCACACAATCTACCTTAACACAAATGTCGTTTGATGCCGTATATGCTGATACAAAAGAGCAAATCAACATGTATCGTGATATGGCAATGAACACAGAAGTTTCAACTGCCATTGATGAAATTGTAAATGACGCTATTGTGACGGAAAACCAACAGCACGCGGTCAGTATAAATTTCAACAAAGAAAGCACTGTATCTAAAAACATTCAGAAAAAGATTTCCGATGAATTTGAAAACATTCTTTCTCTGTATAAGTTCAAAGACATAGGAGATGAGTTATTCCGCCAATGGTATGTTGACGGGCAGATTTATTTTCATATTGTTACAGATGGTGCTAAAAAAGAAGTTCTTGATTTAAGACTAATCGACCCAAGAAAGATTAAGAAGGTTAAAGAAGTTATTAAGGAAAAGAACAAGAAAGGTATAGAAATTGTAAAGCGTGTTGATGAGTTCTACATATATGCTGAAGACCCAGACTCTAAGGCTATTTCAAACAGATCAGATGCTCTAAAGATTCCTGCTGATGCTATTGTACATGTTACATCCAACATTGCAAATGGTGGTTCAGACGAAGTTGTGTCGTATCTTCATCCAGCTGTTAAACCATACAATCAGCTAAAACACATGGAGGACGCTCTCGTCATTTACAGAGCAGCTAGAGCAACAGAAAGACGTGTTTTCTATGTTGATGTAGGTAACTTGCCAAAAACTGCTGCTGAACAATATATGAGGTCTATCAGCAACAAACATACAAACAAAATCACTTATAACACACGGTCGGGTACAGTTAAAAACAATAAAAATACGTTATCAATGATGGAAGATATGTGGATTCCTCGTCGCGATGGAAACCGTTCTACAGAAGTTGACACTCTTCCAGGAGGAGGAGCTCTCGGCGAGATCATTGATGTTGAATATTTCAAGAAGAAACTTATGAAATCATTAAAAGTTCCTGTTGGTAGACTAGAAGCAGATGCTGGATTTTCTCTTGGCTTAAGTTCTGAAATAACAAGAGACGAAGTTAAGTTTAGTAAATTTATCTCGAAACTACAACAAAAGTTTTCACGAATATTTTCAAAGGCTCTGAAGACTCAAATCATATTGAAGAAAATTGCTACCATTGAAGATTGGGATGAAGTTAAAAAAGGGCTTGAGTTTGTTTTTCACTCATCTTCACACTTCGCAGAAATGAAAGAAGCAGAGGTGTTAAATAAAAGACTTGAAACACTTCAAAACGTTAACGACTATGTTGGTAAATATTATAGCATTGACTATGTGCGCCGTAATATATTAAAACAAACAGATGAAGAGATCAAAAACATAAATAAACAAATAGAACAAGAAACAAAAGATGGGTTAATTGATAAGGAGAATATGTAATATGTCGTATACCATGACATCAGCAAGCAAATTCAAAGATGAGGTTCTCGAAACTTTGAAGAAAAAGGTTTTTAATGCTTTAGAATCTAAGAAAAAAGCAATGTGCTCCGAAGATGACGAATATAATGATACGTTTGAAAAAGGGTTTGAGTCTCTTTATTTTGAACAGCTAGAAGACTTCAATGAAGCAATCGCTATTGCTAATAAATTGGGTCTTGCTTTTATGATGGATGCTGCTGAACTTGAGCTTCTGATTGATGAGAAAAACGATGACGATGACATCGAAGAGTTTTACCGTCGTTTAGAAGATATTGGTCTTGACTACGAAGAAGATGAAGACGATGATTTAGACGAGAATGCTATTCTAAAGAAAGTGTCACCAGATCAAAAGCGCAAAAATAAATTGTTCTATAAAAAGAATAAAGTTTCACTTCGTCTGAAAGCTAAAAAGTTTCGTAAATCTATTGCTGGTAAGAAACTGAAGAAAAGGGCAAAACGAATGAAAAAACTAAACAAAACCTCCACGGGTTCGCGAATCACGAGAAAATCATAATGAAAACATTTAGCGAATTTTTAGAAGAAGGAAAAGAAGAAGCAGCGGAGATTAGAAAAGAAATCAAAAAAGAGTTTGGTTTGTCTTCACGCGATGTTTCAGTGAAAGTAAGAGCAGGAGGTGGTGCTGTTAATGTGTCTCTAAGGACACTTAAATCACTTCCGTTTTTCAATAAAATTAAAAAAATTGGTCAAGGAAAAGAGAAATATACCCGCGACGAAAGAACTCAAGAAATTCTTTCAGGTGGTAATACATTTATTTTTGTTGACATTGATTATAAATTAGAGCAGTATTTGAAAGCTATGATTGATAAGGAATTAGAGAAGAAATCAAATGGTTCATTCAACAAGGGAGACAGAGTAACACTTTTCAAAACATTCTCGGTTGACTTCCACGATGAAACCACTTATATTGTTAGTGCTACTAGCTCCAAGGGTAAGAGAGAACACGTAACATCTATGTACAAAGAAGGTATTCCAAATTCAGTTCTTTCATTAATTTCTAAGCTTGATGATGGTTCTTTGTATGCGAGGATTGTTTAATGAAAACATTCAAAGATTTTTTAGACGAGTCGTTGGACGACGAACAAAAAGTGATAGACAATATTCACGAAAAATTGTTGAAATTGAAATATAGCAAAGACGTTATTGCTAAGATGTTTAATNGNTNGGTTGATAACGATAACAATGTCATTACAACAAAAGCAGATTGGAAAGAGGCATTGAAATTTGCTGGTGTTAGCCCTCAAGATATTTCAACTGTGCTTAAAGAGGTTAAATAATGCTAAACTACTTAAATAAATCAAAACATGTTAACAAAGACGACGAATATTTTTCTACAGTAGACCCTAATACGGGTAAACGGTTTGACATTCCTATGTTATCAACGTCAGATCCTAACTATTTTGTTAAATACGTAGAATACATGAAGATTCGCGAAAAGAACCCAACACGCTTCAAAAAAATCTTAAACTGGGATTGATAATGAATATTAACGAAAGTATTAGACAAGGTGGATTTTATAGAAGATCGCCTAGAATTCAACTTAGCAAAAAAGACTTGGATAGCTTCTTTTCCTCTGTTTCTGGTAAACAGTATAAAGGGTTTAATGATGATTTCCTAGAAGATTTTAATAATTTTTTTAACACAGAAATAACAAAATTTCTTCGAAAAGAAATGAAACACTTTAGAGATACTTATGTTACAAAAACAAAGGGTACTTCTTTTTCTGTTAATTCTTTAGAAGCAAAGGAAACTACTTCCACTGTTTCTACTACACCTACTACTGTAAAAAGTCTTAGTAAGGGCAAAGTAAAGAAGTTTAAGATTCCTTCTGGTAAAGGCGTTGATAAGCTTGATAAGTTTGTTCACACTGTTATTAAAAACATGCTTGGTACAGGCAAGGGTAAACTTCTTCTAACTGGCGATCCTGGCACTGGCAAAACAAGCACAATTTCACAAGTCATTTCCCTTCTTAAATTAAACTTAATGNCAATCGAGGCACCACACGTTTCTGAAGAAAATATAATCAGCGTTCCATACCTTGTTAAACGCGGAAACACTGAGAAAAATGGTACTTCCGAATACAAACAAGAAGGTTCCTCGTTTGAAGTAGTTAATGCTGAATCAAATCTTATCACGACACTTAGACGCAATAAACCTGTTCGTGATTCTGAATATAAAGTTTTCCTAAACGAAAATAAAAGACTAAAACCTTTAGCAGAAAAATACAGCAACGTCATCAACAATCGTATTCCATACACAAACGTTCTTTTTATTGATGAGCTTTATAGAACGGGAAATGTTAGGATTCAAAACTTGTTTAGAACCATTCTTATGTGCAAAATAGGAACAACTAAGATTCCTGACAACACGTACATAATCTATGCCTCAAACATGGATAACAGCGATGGTTCATTAGACGATATTAACCTAAACCAACAATTCAACGAAGTTGAATTTGACAAACCCAATAAAGAAGACTTCTTGCGCTACATGGCAGATAAGTACACCTCAGCGGATTTAAGTAGTGGTGAACCCAATTCCGAACCTGCTAATGTAGATGGTGTTTCTATTTCAGCTGATGTCTACAACAAGTTCGCAGAAGAGTTAAAAGACGAAGAACTTGGCGGCAAAGATATGTCCACTGAGGCTGAAGTGCGTGTGTCACCTAGACGTTGGGAAGAGATCATCAAATACGTCAACGCATCAATTCCTGTCACGAACATCAAAGAAGCTAAGATGTTAATGTCATTCCTACACGATAACATGACTGACTATGAGACGGGCGAAACTTCCTTGCTCTATGATAAGTATTCAAAAATTGTTAAAGACCTCATCAAAGAAACATCTAACATTGACGTTAGTAATGTTCAACCAGTAGCTAGTAAAGACTGGAGATTGAACTTTGAGGGACAGATTGCTCAGAAGCTACGCATGGGTAGTGACAGAAAATATATTCCTATCATTTCAGGAAGTCCTGGCATTGGTAAAACTGAAATGGTTCGCGGTATTTCAGAAAAATTTAACCTTCGAGAAATTGAAATTGATGCTTCTGTTCTTAATCCTGAAGATGTTATTGGGTTAACCACACCAAGTGAAAACTCCTCGGGTACAATTTCAACCGCTTTTACAACACCACCTCTGTATAATCTTATCATGGATGATTATACTCCAGGAATAGAACCAGAAGCGGGTCAAAAATACACTCATATCTTACTTATTGATGAACTAACACGTGCTCCAATAAAGGTTTTTAACGGTCTTCGCGCTCTGATGCTAGACAAGAAAGTGGGTCCGAAGAAAATTCCTGAAGACATTATGATTGTTGGAGCAATGAACCCGTTTGGTGGCGGCACTAACACGCTAACAGACCATATGAAAGACGTTGCTGACTTTGTTCAAGCAAGAGGGGATATTAACGCCACGCTTGATTATTTCAAGAAGTCTAACACGTACAAAACGGGTAATGAAAAAATAGGTATTAAGCTTTCAGATATTGTCATGAATATGTTTAATGACACTAGAAAAATATTTTCATCTGATATTGACACAGAAGGTGAGGATCTTAATATAAACG